ACGATGACTATCCCAGAGGGGTGCTTTTGTATCGCCCCAGCGCGCCGCATTGGTTACAGGTTGCGCCTGGGCATTGGGTTGACCAGGCATTCCACCAAAAGCCGCGCCCGTATTGGACTTGCCCGTTGGGCATATCTTCTGCTGGCGTGTGCCGCGCGAATGTGCCGACGCACTTTATGCCCATGCCTGACCCGCCCAAATAACCACTTGACGGTCACAGGCGGAAAGCGTATAGAAAATGATATGCGGCGCTTAGTGCCGGTGAGGGATTGTTCCTTCGTTGCCCCTCGCCTTCGATGCATGAGATTTGCACGACACTAGCGCGGCATACCAGACTCGCTGTTTCCTTGGTTCGTTCAACTAGCCCGGCTTAATTGCCGGGCTTCTTTTTTGGGATGATGATATGCCTGCCCCGAAGGGCAATAAGTTTTGGCTTGCCCGGTCTTCTCATGGCCGCGATCCGATCTTCAAAACGCCAGAGGCTTTGTGGGAAGCCGCGCTTGAGTATTTTGAATGGGTGGAGGAAAATCCGCTATTTGAGGCAAAGCCGTTTCATTTTCAGGGAAGCGTTACGATGGAGTCAGTCCCGAAGATGCGGGCAATGTCGCTCCCAGGGCTGACAAACTTCCTTGATATCGGCTTAAGGACTTGGAACGATTACGCGAACAGAAAAGATTTTTCGCCCGTCTGCGCACGAATATCGGAAATCATCCGGCAGCAAAAGTTTGAGGGGGCAAGCGCTGATATGCTTAACCCGGCGATTATCGCCCGCGACCTTGGCCTTGCTGACAAGAAAGACCACACATCAAGCGATGGCAGCATGAGCCCGAAAGAAAGCCCTATAGATAAGCTGGCTGCGTTCTTGGAGGCCAAGACCAGGACCGATGGAACAGAGTCCGGCTGATCGCCTCGCGGCGTTACCTGAAGCGGATCGGCGGCAGTTTCTGGCATCGCTTGCTCCTGACGAGGCCGCAGTGATGTTGCATGATTGGCGAGGCTTTCTTGCCCGGCCTTCGCAAATTGCCCCGGATGGCGCTTGGTCAATCTGGCTTGTTCTTGCGGGCCGTGGCTTTGGCAAGACCCGGATCGGCAGCGAGTGGGTGCGGGAGATGGTTTGCGGCGCAACGCCTCTTGCTGGTGGTCAAGCCCGGCGGATTGCGTTGATAGCCGAGACCGCCGCCGACGCTCGCGACGTGATTGTCGAAGGCGATAGCGGTATCCTATCAGTACATCCGAAAGAATACCGCCCGTTGTATGAGCCGTCCAAGCGGCGCGTCACGTGGCCGAATGGAGCGCAGGCAACGCTATTTAACGCGGTGGAGCCGGACCAGCTTCGTGGTCCGCAGCATGATTTGGCTTGGGGCGATGAGTTAGCCAAATGGCGCTACGCTCGCGAGACATATGACCAGTTGCAGTTCGGCATGCGCTTGGGTGCGCATCCTCGGCAGCTATTCACGACAACGCCGCGCCCTATCGAGTTGGTAAAAGAACTGGTCAAGCAGGCCAACACTGGCGACGATGTGGTCATCACCCGCGGGCGCACGCTGGATAATGCAGGCAACCTTGCCGCGCCGTTCCTGAAGCGGATCAAGGACCGCTACGAGGGCACGAGGCTGGGCAGGCAGGAACTTGACGGCGAAGTGCTGGAGGATATGCCCGGCGCTCTCTGGACGCGCCGCATGTTGGATGAATGGCGAGTGCCTGAGGCCCCTGGCCTAAAGCGCATTGTGGTATCCGTTGATCCTTCCGGCAGTGACAGCGACGACGCAGATGACATTGGCATAGGGGCTGCTGGCAGTAGCACAGACAATCGCGGCTTCTTCCTGGAAGACGCCACCATGCAGGGCACGCCGGAAGAATGGGGGCGTACTGCTGTTGGCCTGTATCACAAGCTAGGGGCCGATCTGATTGTTGCGGAGAGCAATTACGGCGGACAGATGGTGCAGCATGTGATCCGCTCCATTGACCCCAACGTGCCGGTCAAGCTGGTGCATGCATCACGTGGCAAGCACGTCAGGGCCGAGCCAATCAGCGCGCTATATGAGCAGGGACGCATTGCCCATGTTGGCGCATTCCCTGAGTTGGAAGACGAAATGTGCTTGATGACCAGCAACGGCTACATGGGTGAGAGAAGCCCGAACCGCCTTGATGCGCTGGTCTGGGCCTTTACAGAACTATTCCCGGCGATGGTCCAGCCGGTGGAAAAGGTAAGCGACTTTGTGATGATGCCCACTAACCAGCCTTTCGCGAGGCGCTAGCATGGCGCAATACATCGACACCGCCCGCGCTCGCGCTATCCATACCCGCGCTAAGCATGAGTTCAAGGCCATCCATGATGTGACCTACGAGCAGCGCTTGCAGTCGCGTGATGACCGGCGCTTTTACAGCATCGCTGGTGCGCAATGGGAAGGCGCGCTAGGGCGGCAGTTCGAGAACAAGATCAAGCTGGAAGTGAACAAGGTTCACAACGCAGTGCAGCGCATTGTGAATGAGTACCGGAACAACCGGATTGAACCTGACTTCGTTGGTGACGGCTCCAAGCAAGATGAAGAGCTTGCCAAGCTATGTGACGGCCTGTACCGGGCCGACGCCGAGCGCTGCAATGCGCAGGAAGCCTACGACGCAGCCTTTGAAGAGGCTCTGGCTGGTGGCTTTGGTGCATGGCGCTTGGTGGCGAAGTATGAGGACGAATACGACGAAGAAAACGAGCGGCAGGTTATCGACATAGAGCCGATCTATGATGCTGATCTGAACGTGTATTTTGACATTGACGCCAAGCGGCAGGACAAGGCAGACGCCAAGCATTGCTTCGTGCTGGTGCCCATGACCCGCGACAAGTACCGAGACCAGTTCGATGGCGAGCCCACATCATGGCCGGTCAGCTACACGCCTGCGGATGACTATCTCGAATGGTCAAATCCTGATGTTGTCTATGTCGCAGAGTATTACACCGTCTCTGAAAAGCGCGAGACGGTTTACACTTATCGCCTGATCGACGGCACGGAGAAGCGCTACCACAACGCCGACTTTGACCGCGACCACACGCTGCAAGAGCGGCTAGATGCTGAAGGCTCCCTCCTGATCGGCGAGCGCGATGTCAAACGCGCCATCGTCCGCAAATGGATCATGGATGGCGATGGCGTGCTTGAGGATTGCGGTGAACTTCCAGGGCCTCACATCCCGGTCATTCCGGTTTATGGCAAGCGCTGGTACATTGACAACGTCGAGCGGTTCATGGGTCATGTGCGGCTTGCGAAAGATCCGCAGCGGCTGAAGAATATGCAGCTATCGCAGCTTGCAGACCTTGCCGCGCGCTCCAGTATCGAAAAGCCCATATTCACGCCGCAGCAATTGCGAGGCTTTGAACACGTATGGGCGAATGATGCGGTTGAGGACTATCCGTATCTGCCGGTAAACATGCTGACAAACCCGGATGGTTCGCCAATGCCGCATGGTCCGGTTGGGTACACCAAGCCGCCGATGGTAGCGCCCGCCATGGCCGCGCTGCTGCAAATCTCAGAACAAGACGTGCAAGAGATACTAGGGCGGCAGGATGCTGGCGATGAACTGGTGTCCAATGTAAGTGGCAAGGCTATCGAGTTGGTTCAGAGCCGACTTGATATGCAATCATTCATCTACATCGACAACTTCGCCAAGGCCATCCGCCGGACTGGGCAGGTATGGCTTGGCATGGGCAAGGAATTGCTGGTTGAGGAAGATCGGCCAATGCGGACGCTGGGGCAAGAGGGTGAGCGCGGCATTGCCAATCTGTCTGTTCCTGACATGGATGATAAGACCGGCGAAGTTTACTACGCCAACGATCTAAGCAAGGCCAAGTTTGATGTTACCGCCAGCATTGGCCCCGCGACAGATGCCAAGCGCTCCGCAAGTGTTCGTGCTCTAAGCCAGCTTGGCAGCACGGCAGGTAATCCGGAAGATGCCCGGCTGTTCCATCTGCTTGCCTTCCGCATGATGGACATTGACGGGACCGACGCAGCCAAGGAATACGCCCGCAAGGCACTGGTTGCTATGGGCGCAGAGACACCGACCAAGGAAGAAGAAGAGGCTATGCGCGAGGCGGCTGAGAACCAGCAGCCCGATCCGCAGCAACAGCTTATGCAGGCAGGCGCGGCAGAATTGATTGCCAAGGCGCAGAAGGCAGAAGCCGATACGCAATGGACGCTAGCACGCACGGATGAGACCGTAGCGAAGACTGCCGAGACCATGGCGGGCATAGACCAAGCAGACCGTCGCCTTGCTCTTGAGGCAGCGGAAAAGTTAGCGGCAGCCGCCCAGCCGCAACAGATGGGCGAGACAGGGACCGATAATGGCAACGCTAATTGATGACGATCTGACCCCGGAAGAAGAAGCCCCGGAAGCTGTAAAGCCTGAAGACGAAGCCGCTGAGGCCGATCAGGCGGATGATGACGGCGGCGATGTTGAAGAAAAGCAAGAAGCCGATCAGGAAGCCGAAGGCGGCGAAGATGAGGCTGAATACGATGATGATGAGGAAGATGGCAGCTTCCTCCTGACCATTGATGGCGAGCCGCTTGACGTTGACGACGATGACGATGGCGACAGCACCGTTATCCGCAAGATGCGCAAGAAGTTGCGGGAAGCCGAGCGCAAGGCGCGGGAGATGGAGCGCCAGCTTGAGGCCAACGCCGCTGGCGGCATGCCAACACAGCTTGGGCCGCGGCCAACGCTAGCGGATCACGATTACGACGAAGACGCTCACGCCGAAGCGGTGACTGAGTGGGCTTTGCAGAAGGCGAAAGCCGATGCTCAAGAGGCAGAGGCACGCGAGCGCAATGAGCGCATGAACCAGCAATTCGAGGCTAAAAAGGCAGCCTACGAAGTGAACAAGGCCAAAATGAACGCGCCGGACTATGACAGTGCCGAGGACGCGATCAAGGCGAGGTTCACGGAAACCGCGCAGGGGGTACTCCTTGCGGCGGCAAAAAAGCCTGAGATGGTTGTGTACGCACTTGGGAAAAGCCCGGAACTTGCAAAGGCCCTGGCAGAGTTGCAGCACGATCCTATCGCCATGGCGGCTGAAATCGGACGGCTTGAAAGCCGGATCGGGCAGAAGCGTCGGCGACCTTCCACCAGACCTGAAACCCGCGTTAGGGGCGGTGCATCTACTGGCAAAAGCAAGGATGCGCGAGCCTTTGCAGCGGACCTAGACAACCCGTCCGGCGACATGACACAGGCCCTGAAGCGGCTTAAGCAGATGCGCGCCGGATAATGGAGACGAACAATGGCTAACGCCTTTTCCAAAGAGGAGCGCGTTGCGTTCCTTGAACTCTGCAAGGGCTTCGAAGACGACCTTGTAATGTCCAGCCGCGTTGCGCGGTACAACACCGACCAGACCCAGATGGAGCGCTCCGGCGATACGATCTGGCGTCCCGTGCCGTACATCCTCAATTCGTATGACGGCATCGACCAGTCCAGTAACTTCGACGCGGTCGAGCAGCTTTCGGTCCCGGCCACCATCGGCACCAGCAAGTCTGTCCCCTGGATTATGTCGCCGACCGAACTCCGCGACGCGCTCCAGAACAACCGCCTGGGCACCGCCGCACGGCAGAAGCTGGCAAGCGATGTCAACGAGCGGATCACCAATACCGCGGCCTACCAGGGCTCGGTGTTCATCAAGCGTGGGTCTGCGGCTTCCGGCTTTGACGATCTGGCGGCGATCAACACCGCTTGTGGTCGTCTGGGCATTCCGATGGCTGGCGAAGTGAGTGCTGTTTTCAGTTCGGCTGATTACAACAGCATGGCTTCGAACCTTGCCACGCGGGATAACCTGACCGCTGGCATCACGTCAGAAGCGTTCCGGCGTGCCTACGTTGGCGAAGTCGCCGATGTTGAGACGTTCCGCACTGGAACGGCACTCCGCCTTGTCGCCGCGGCTGGCGTGTCGGTAACGGTCAACGGCGCGGCCCAGTATCATGTGCCGAAAGCAACGAGTACCGCAGCGACCGGCGAAATCTCCAACGTCGATAACCGTACTCAGTCGCTGGCGATCACGGTTAGCTCTGGCACGGTCAAGGTTGGCGATGCTTTCACCATCGCGAATGTCTATGAGGTGCATCACATCACCAAGCAGGCGACCGATACGCTGAAGACCTTCCGCATCACGGGAATTGTCAGCGGCGCGGGCGGCACTGGTACCGTCACTATCTCCCCGGCGATTGTTTCGGGCACCGGCGGCACGCGGCCTGAATTGCAGTATCAGAATGTTGACGCGGCACCGGCCAACGGCGCGGCGATCACCTTCCTGAACACTGTGACCGGCTACATGAACCCCTGGTTCCATCGCGACAGCATCGAATTGCTGCCGGGGCGTTACGAGGTTGAGCCGAATTCTGGAATGGCCGTGATGCGCGCCACGCTGGACAACGGCATGCAGGTCATGATGACCAAGCAGTCGGAAATCAACGCGCTGAACTCGAAATATCGCGTTGACGCATTCTTCGGAACCGTGATGAAGAACCCGGAGATGTGCGGCATCGAGATGTTCAGCCAGACCTAACCCCGCGACGGCGAAACCATGACGGTCGATTATGTCATGGCCGCGCAAGAGCGGTAACGGATCGGCCCTCGCTCCGGCGGGGGCCTTTCTCTTTGGAGATGATGACTTGACAGTGATGCTTTACAAAAGCGGCGGCGATCAGCACCTCCCGCAACATGGCGGCTATTTTAGCCTGACCGTGGTGCAGGAAACCGATGTCGATGGCCTGATTGCGGACGGCTGGAGCATGACGCCTGATGAAGCGCTCGCGCCTGCCGTGGGTGATAAAACGCCTGAATTAAATACCCATGACGACCCGATTGGGCCGGAACCGAACCCGGAAACCAAGCCAAAGCGCAAATATACGCGCAAGCCAAAGGCTGCTGAATAATGGCATGGACCAAGCGCGCCCTAGTCGAAATGGCCTATGAGGAAATCGGCGTTTCGCAGGCGCTTGGCTATGACGTGACGGCAGAGCAGCTTGCTTTGGGTCTCTCCCGCCTTGATGCGGTGATGGAGACGCTAAACCAGAACGGATACCGCCTGTCCTATGCCTCGCCTGTTGAGCATCGCGGCGGCGACCTTGACGATGACAGCGGCATTCCTCCCTATGCTTATGAGGCCGTCTATCTAAGCCTTGCGATCCGCATTGCGCCGACTATCGGCAAGCAGATCAGCATGGAAACCCGCAAGGCACTTGCCACGGCAATGAATGCCCTTGCGATGGATGATGCATGTCCGCCAAGGGTCAAACGCAACAAAGACGCTTCGCCCGCTGGCGCTGGCAATAGATGGCTGGATGATCCTTTCCTGCCTGATAACTTGTCCGATCCCCTGTCCGCTGGGCAGCCGGACGCTCTAGGGGAATATTGATGAGCCGGAATCCATACACAAACACCGACACCGTGGTAGCTGGCGATAAATTCGCCATCTGGCGTGCGAGCGCTTCGAATTGGTACACTGCCAGCACGTCTGCGCTTGTGACCTATCTGCAATCGGCGCTTGGCGTTGGCATTAACTATACGACCCAATACAGCGCGCCATCGGCCAGCCCGGCAACCGTAGCGCTAACGACGCAGAGCACGGATATTTGGCTGGTTCTAACGCCGACATCGACCATTGCGGCCCTGACCATCACGCTTCCCGCGCCTGGGAACAGCTACGACAAGCAACACATCTCCGTGAATTGCACGCAGGCCATCACGGCACTGACGGTCGATGGCAATGGCGCGACGGCGGTGACTGGCGAGCCTGCCAGCATGACGGCCAACGACTTCTTCACGCTCCGCTATGACGCGGCAACCTCAACTTGGTATCGGGTAGGCTAACATGAACCCCTTCGGCAACACGCGAGACAAAAACTTTAGCTGGATGGGGCTCCCGTCCGATTGGCTATCGGTTACGGCATCGGCAGCGGGCACCGGCCAGCTTGGCAACGCTCCGGCGGGCAGCCCTAGCGCGGGCACTCCGGTTGGCGCTGGAATTGCCGTTGTTTCCGCCACGGCGGGGACTGTGGTGGTACGCACGCCTTGGGGCGATGATCGGACCATCACGCTACTGGAAAGCGTGCCGTTCTCCATTGCTGTTGGCGGCATTAAGACCGGCGGCACGTTAAGCAGCGTTCAAGTGGCGGTGGTCTACTAGCATGCGCTTAGGTGTTGGCCTTTCCTTGCCGCGGTTGGCGACGCGAGGCGGAAGCGCCTTGCCTACCTACTACCTGCACTTATACCCCGATCTGGGCAATGTGTTTCAGGACACCGCCAGGACAACGGCTGCGGTTGCTACCGATCCGGTTGGCGGCATCACTGATCTGTCTG